AAAAACACTTCAACGCACATTTAGAAAGGCTTTAGTTAATGGAATATGTGCTATATGCACGGGTTCTATGTTTAATAGTTCAAATATAAAAACACTAAATTGTAACCATAAATTTCATAATGAGTGCATAGAAGCATGGCTCAAAGTAAATAATGTATGTCCTACGTGTAGACGCGTTCAACCTAATAGAACTGGAACGCGAGTTAACACACTTGTAAGTGACAGAACATTTGGCAATATTCCGCTTTCTATGCAATAATTCAATGCAATAAAATCTTATTATATAATATATGCCCCTATTTAATAATATAAAAACAAGAAAAGTAGAGTTAATATTACCAAGTAAAAGTAGAAGTAAAAGTAGAAGTAGAAGTAAAAGCAAAAGTAGAAGCAATTCTTTTACGCGAAAACGTAACCTTATTGCTACACGATTTGTTAGTAAGCTTAATAGTTATAAATCAAAAGTATTAGAACGTTCTAATAAATCAAGAGCACTAACACAAAAATTAAAAACAAAATTAAACTCAGCTATAACTATTATTAAAAAATCTGATAAATGTCCAATATGCTTATCAAAGATTGACTTACAAGAACCAATAACAACATTAATATGCGGCCATACTTTGCATAGTAGATGTTTATATAAATATGTAAATAATACTCGTGAGACTGAGTTAAGGTGTTCGTTGTGTAGAAGACACATTCCATTAACAAGTTTAGACCCAAGTAAACTTAAACCAGAATTACTTATTAAATTTCTTACACTTCTTAAACTTATATCTGATGACTACGAAGAAAATATGAATAGAACAAAAGCTATGTGGGATGACTCGTCTGCTTATGTACTTAAACTTAATGAGGACATTGCAAATAATCCTGCTCTTGAAGTAGTTTTAAGACGAATATTAACAAAAGCTAATGAATCAAGAGATGAAGCACACGACATGTATAATGACGCATTAAGTCTTTATATAAAAGCATATGAGAAATATCTTACTTATAAGTCTATTTACAATATAGACAATATAGACAATATAGACAATATAGAGACTATAGAGACTAGAGACAATACTCGTCAAATAGTATAATATTATTAGCTAACATCCTTTTTAAGACCATTTTTAACACTATAAAATAGTTTCATGCTAATATCATATAATAGGGCCACGCAAATATTAAATAGCTCTAAATAATAATCCATAGATGCTGTTATAAAATCTCCACCATAATCGCATTGAACTATAATATTTGTAGTATATACAACATATAGAGAAAATAACAATAATGTAAAACCAAGAAGCGTCTTTTTAAGTATAGAAGATAAATATATAAAATATTGAATTATGCTACCAATTAACAAAACTAATAAGGCAAAAAATAGACCAATACCAATTTTATAAGGCAATTTTATAGCGCTTGCTATAAGAGCTAGAGCAAACGAAAACAACAAAACAAATATACTAATAGAACCTATAAATGCTGTTCTAATGGTCTCTTCATCAACATAAGGTTTTATGTCTTCTAAAATTATTCCCATTGTTACCGAAAAGAGAGAAAATAGTATAAATTTTAACCAATTTGGCATAGGAACAACATCTAAAATAATTATAAAAACAAAACTTAATATATGCGCTCCAATAATAAGTAGTCGGCGAACTTTGTCATTTTTAGTAAGTTCAACTCGGTTAAAATTTATATGAACGTAATAAGTAATAGCTACTTGAATTAACAAATTTATTAAAATTAGCGTAAAAAAGAATTTTTTTACATATAAAAGCTTAAACAATTGCGAAAAATCACTTTTAACAATTTTGTTATTATACTTCATAATGGGCTAATTAATAATATATGCTAATATATTATTAATCCTAAATTATATTAAATTAGCATAACTTACATAACTTACATAACTTACATAACTTACATAACTTAGCACAAAATATTATATATTATTATGTTAGTAATGCCCAACCCCACCACTTTTATTTCTTCGCTATTTAAAAGCACAAGAAAAAAAAGTAAAAGTAAAAGTAAAAGTAAAAGTAAAAGTAATTCTTTTACACGAAAACGAAAGCTTATTGCTAGTCAATTTGTAAATAATATAAGAAAAACTATTAAGCAAAGACAAACAATAGACAACTTACATAAAGAAAGTAGTGCGCAAAAAATACAAGAATCATTTAAAACCACATTAGCCAAATCAAAAAACGCCGATGTTTGTTCTATATGTTTAGCTAAAATGTTGTTTCCCAGACTAATAAGCACTTTGCCTTGCGGACATAAATTTCACGCAAAATGTATTAAACCAGTTATAGATAATGATTATAATGCTCGATGTCCATTATGTAGAGCTCCAATACCAGTAATACCTACAAATCAAAATACAAATCAAACTATAAATCGAAATAATGTTGGATTAAGGCATACTATTTATCGAACATCTCGTAATCGGCACACATCTAGACAATCACGTCAAGCAAATATAGCTAGCTTACATATTCAATGGAAAACATTGTCTAGAGCAGTAACCAATGCTCGAACTAAATGGCAAAATCAAAGAATAAAGGCATCAGCTGCTCGAGAAAGAGCAAATCATGCTAATTTTTTCAATCGTGCTAGATTAACACAAATAGCAGAACGCGAAGAATTAATTATGCGAACTTATTTAGCAGAGAGAGATAGGCGTATAAGAGAAAGGCTTAGATTTGAAAGACGACATGAGGAAATATTAACTCAAATTATTACTAATTCAAGAACTCCAACTAATGTAGTTAATGTAGACGCTGGATAAAGCCTTTATAAAACAATTTAAGGACAAGACGTTACTTATTTAGACGGATAAAATTTTATGATTAAAATTTTAATAATAAAACATAAAGCATAATTTGTTAAAAAATTATAAAAATATAATACTTATTATTTAATATTATAAATAATATATAATATTAAGTATGTTAAGACAATTTATTGTGAATAATATAATGTTAGTATCATTAATAATATTTTTAATATTATTTGCAATACTATTAGCAAGTAAACCAACAATAATGTTTGATAAAAATGGAAAGCCACGCGAGTTTGGAATAGGTTATAAAAATAAAACAATATTACCGCTATGGTTAATGGTTATTATTTTAGCAATAATTGTATATTTTTGTATATTGTGTTATGTAAATTATAATAAATATGTAGCTTAAAGCGTTCCTTAAATAATTGCTATTTAGCATATTTTAGTATTCTTTAGCCGCTCTCTTGTGCATATTCAAGACTTTCAGCTTCAGCATTGTTTAAATCGGCTGTAATTTCTTCTAATGATTTTTCACAAGACATATTAATGATATAATTATAACTAACGGAACAAACTAATACACCTGCTAGTGTATACCAAGTAAGTTGTCCAATAACATTTTTAATAACTAAGAGCTTATATAAGTTTTGAATATCTGGGTTGTTTTCTGGTTTAGTATTATCTTGTTCTGCTGCTTCTCCTTGCCCTGCTTCTCCTTGTGCTGCTTCTCTTTGTCCTGGTTTTCCTTGTGCTGCATCTCTTTGTCTTTCATCTCTTTGTCCTGCATCTGCTAGAAGTGTTGGTGCTCCTGGCATTAGCAATTCTGTTGTTGATCTTTCTGCTTGTCTTGGTTTATATGCTACTGCTTTATCTAGTGCTCCTTGTTCTAATATCGTATGAGGTGGCCTACTATCATCTCTCCTACGATGCTTCCCAGGAGATGTCCTATAATGTTCCCCAATATGCTTATTATCATCTCCTGGTGGTTTTGCTTCTGCTGGTAGTTTTGCTTCTGCTGGTGGTTTTGCTTCTGCTGGTGCTCCTCTCGCTGCTTTATCGAAAGCTGCTCCAGATGCTGGTGGTGCTTGTGCTTTTTCATCTCTTTTAGCTTGTGCTTCTTGTTCTGCTGCCCGTGCTGCTGGTGCCGGTTGTTCTAATTTCCTATGATCTCCTGGTGGTTTTGCTTCTGCTGCTGCTGCTGCTGCTGCTGCTGCTGCTGCTGCTGCTGCTGCTCCATATGCTTCTACTGCTGCTGGTGCCGGTTGTTCTAATTTCCTATGATGTGTCCCACGAGGCTTCCCAGGAGATGTCCTATCATCTCTCCTACGATGCTTCCCAGGAGATGTCCTATCATCTCTCCTACGATGCTTCCCAGGAGATGTCCTATAATGTTCCCCAATATGCTTATTATCATCTCCTGGTGGTTTTGCTTCTGCTGGTGCTCCTCTCGCTGCTTTCTGGAAAGCTGCTCCAGATGCTGGTGGTGCTACTCCCGCTGCTACTCTCGCTGCTGCTGCTTCTGCTTCTTCTTCTCTTTTATATTCTGCTTCTTGTGCTGCTGATTGTCGTGCTGCTGATTCTCGTATTTCTAGACCTTTAGCCATATGTGGTCCAATTGCATCTAGGGCAGGCCCTCCTCCTTGTTGTGTTACTTCGTCTTCTGGCTTATTTAAGTCTATAATACCAACCTTTTTTAACTCATCAATAAAATTTAAAAAAGTTGTTTTATTAATATCTATTTGATTAATAAAGTTGGATTTATTATGTGTAATATTTGCAATTGCTTTTGCTAAATCACCATTAACATTAGTGTTATTATTAAGTATAGCTGTTAATGTGGTTTCAACTCCCAAAATACTTATTACTAGATATCCAACAGTATTAGAAAAAGGTGTTACCCAGCCTGGAAATATTTTTAAAACTATAAATAAAGTAAAAAATATAATAATCCAAGGCAATAGTGTAGCCAATAATATATCAGTCCAACGAACAGCTTGACTACTACAAAGTGCTTTAGATACTGTTGTATTTATAAAATATGATCCAATTATTAATATACATACATATATAATAGTTAACATGCTACCATCTTTGGCTTTATCAATGGAGTCAATTGACTTAGCACTTTGTATACTAAACAAAGTAAAAATTAAATACCCTAGTGTTATAAAAAAAAAAAATATTAAAGGGCTTCCAGGAATAGGAACATTAGTATTAGCCATATTATTATATTATAATATAATTTAAAATAAATTAAAACATAATTAAATTATAAAATTATAAGTATAACAATAAATTATAAAAAGTGATTAATATATTAGTATAATGAACTTTAATATACTTGATTATACTAATTTACAATATAATTCAACAAAACACAGCACGCATTCAATAAATAATGGAACTAATCCAAAATTAGTAGATAATGGTGTCAAGTTATTTTTTAAAGAAGTTTTAAAGGGTTGTAATAAATATAAGCAAACTAATTACAACACATTTTATAATATATTAATGTTTTCTATTTTCTGTTTGATTTTAGCTATATTATTATATAGTCGCTATAAAGGACCGCATAATTATAAATCTTATTATGAAAAAACACTAAAAGACAAAGAATATATAATGTCTAAATTGGTCTATTATAATCGTCAAAATCTTGATCAACAGCAAAAAATTAGAAACAATATGATAACAAATTTGCCCGATTATAGTAACCACCCAGAAGCCAATTTATTACACAAAACAGTTTACTTTTCTTAAAACATAGTGTTTATTTAATTTTATTTAAAATTAAAAAATAAATAAAATTAAAAAATTAAAAAATTAAATAATAGTAAATAATAGTAAATAATAGTAAATAATAGTAAATAAAATTAAATAAAATAAAAATTTATATTATATACTAACTTTATAATATAATACTATGAGCACTGATTTACTAGAACCATATTATGATGAAGTGGGTAAATATTATAAATTAAAAAACAAATATGAGGATATTAAGCAAAAAAAAATTACTGAATTAATTAGTAATAAGAGTATAGATAATAGCCAAAAAAAACAAACATTTGCTAAATATAAGCCAAAATGTATTAATTGTAAGGCAGATGGCGGGACAATTTTCACAGAAACACCTGTCTTATTGCGCGCTACTTGTGGAAATCGCAATAATCCGTGTAATTTAGATTTGTCTATAAAGCGAAAACAATTTGCGCATATTAATAGTCGAATTTTAAAGTCTTCTAATGAAGTAATAAATTACAAAAAACAAATTATAGCTACTAAGCTGGATTTTCTATTTAACTATATTGAAGAAGAAAAAGCAGTAGAATTATTTGAATCATTAAAACAGCAATTAAATAATAGTCAAGAAAGTTATAATAATTTAGTGAATTTATATAATTCAATAACAAACAATGAAGAATTAAAAACAATGATTCTTGAAAAAACTAGTGAATTTGAAACATATAAAAAACAATATAGCGAAGCTCTTGAATTATATAAATCATCGGGAGAAGTTGTATATTTAATAAGCGCTATTGAAATACATAAGACTAAACTAGCTGTTATTGGAAAAGATTTAATGAATTTAAAATATAAATCATGTTATGTTGAACAAAATGAAGAAGACAAATATATATTATATCAAAATAATTATAGCCCAGAAGAATTAATAGTTGAAATAAATGATTAAATATAAAGTATTACATTATATTAAATGGTATTCTTTAACTTTTTTAATAGTATATCAAAATATATAAATATAAGTGTATTTTTGATAACATTTTTATTAGGATTACTATATATTTATTATATTGACTATAATAGAAGAGTAATAGTATATCCAAATCGACACAATATTGACAAAATAGAATATAAAGATGAGGCAGAAAATTGCTTTGGTTACAAAGTGCAAGAAGTAAAATGTCCAAGTGACAAGAGCAAAATTGAAATTGTGCCTTTAAATTGAAAATTGTGCCTTTTAAGTAAAATCAGTACTATACTCAAGTGTTTTGCTTTTAGAACCACACGGAATGTTTTCTTCTACTAAGCTATAACATTTTGTTTTAGTAGTGTCACTTGAGAAAATTTTATCACGCAATTCATTATGTTTTGGACCAATAAACTTATAACAATCTTTTGAATTACATACTTGCCTAAATATTGTAGAAAGTCCTAGACCTAATAATATTGATAATATAATTTTTCCCATACTTGTATGTAATATATTTTTAACAACATTATTTATCATTATTATATTATAATATA